CCGCTGGCCATTTTTGATGCATGCATTAGTTGTGCATCAGACATAGCCATCTTAGTTTTTTGTCTATTTGCGTAAATTTTGCTTCCAGCAGATAGTGCTAATTTTGCTAATCCAAACCAAGCCATTAAACACCAACCTTTCGCATAGCTTTTTTGTGTGATTTATTAAAACTAACACCTTTTTTCATATCTTTTTTCATTTCAGACATATGTTTTACAGTATGATGTTTTTTATGTTTTTTTAAAGTCTTTTTTTCTTTTTTATTAATCATTAATTGTCCTTTTTAAGTTGACTAGATAAAATTGTTTTTTCAATAGATGTATCAGCACGTAAATTTGCTAAATCTTCGTTTTGTTCAAGTTTTTCTTCTTGATTTTGTTGGTTCATCATTGCTTTCATACGATCTAGATTCATTCTTTGCTCACCTTCTTGTTTTTTTCTTGAATTTTCTTGTGCTTGAAGATCTAATTCTCTTGCTCTTAATTTTGCAATAGGATCATTATCAAATTGTGAAGTAATTTTCTTTTCTTCCTTCATAAATTCTTCCATCATCTCAGAAACTAGCTCTGCTTTTCTTGCTTCAATACGTTGTTGCATTGCCATTGCTTCTCTTTTCATTTGTGGGTTCTGTTGAGCCATTTTCATCATTTGTGCTAGTTTAGGTAGCTCTTCTCTAAACTCTAATTCAATTTGTTCTTGTGCCATTAAGCTAATGTGCTCTAAAATATTTTTTTGCATTGCTGCTCCAACCATAGGTGCATTTCTAACCATATTAGTTTGCATAAAAGCTAAATGCGATGTGATATGTGATTGATGATCTTGACCAGGAAAAGCTTGAAAAGTTTTTCCACCTAATGCATCAATATGTTCTAACGCAGGATCTTTTGGTGTAGGTGGCTGTGGTTTTTTTAAAATTAAATCAATATCTTTAACACCTAATGCTTCATACATGTTTCTATACACTTCATATTGGTTATGTAGTTGTGGGTTTGAGGCAGCCAATTGCATCTCCGTTTGTGCGAGGGAGATTCTCTGAGTTTGAGAAAATATATTTGGATCTGCAACTGGCAGTATATCTACTCGGTCATCGAAGTCTGATTGTTTGATTTGCCTCTGTCCTCCGACAACATCATATGGATAGATTGGAGGTAGATATAACTTTAAAACTCTTGACAATAAACTAAATTCTTTTTTCATAGAAGCATACAATCTTTTATGTATAGCGGACATTGTCCTGCTTCCTCTTTCCAGCATAGCTACTGTCGTGCCCACTGCTGCTTGCTGATTCCCGTCTCCTACTTGCAAGTCTGCTATTGAAGCAAATCTTTGACCTGCAGATACCACGACACCCATTAATTGTAGTAAGGTTTGCGATGGTTCTTTAAAAGGAAGAGGCATGAAAGCATCCCTAAGATTTCCACCAGGAGCATCTACATCTCTAAATTCTCCAGGTTGAATAGGTTGATTTTCATCTCTCATTTTTATACCACGCATTTTAAATCCAGCAGGTAGGTTAGATAACGTCCCTGCATCTAACAATGATCTTAAAGCTGATGTTGCTGTTCTAGATAATCCACCAATCATGTGTGTTAATCCAAAACCATAAAAGCCGAGACCGGGTAAAAATTTAAAATGTACAAAATAACTAATTTTACTTTTAGTTGGGTTACCTATTTCGTAGTTTCTTCTTATAGATAAAACTTCTCTTGAAGCTTCTTCAATTGTAACAATGTAGGGTAATTTAATTCCTGTTGGTTCACCTTCAGCGTCAGCGTCATTAAAACCATCAATATCTAAATTGACATGACACTCTAATAAAGTAAATACTTTTTCGTCTTTACCTTTTTTCGTGCCGTCTAATTCTCTTTCTTTTTTTTCTGTTTCTGTTTCGCTAGTATAAGAAGGATCTAATTCTATGTCTCTATAAAAACCTGCTACTTGTTGTTTACGTAATTCATTTTCTGACATTTTAACCATATGAATAATTGATTCTGCATCATCTAAAGACGTAGCTGTGTAAGGTACAACTAAATCATCTGCTGGTACAAACTTAGAAACTGCTCTACCCATAACTTCATCATAATAAACTTTTTTAAATGCTGATCCTGCTAATGGTAAATAAAATAACATTTGATCAAACTCAGCTTCATATTCTGTCATCTCATCCATGATTGTATAATTCATGAAATCTTTAACTCTAGTGGCTTGCTGTTCTTTGTCTGGTGTAGATAATCCCATAACTTGAGTTCTTACTGGACCACCAGCTGGTAATAATTCTTTGTAAGCTAATGATTGAAATTGTGTAACTGCTTCAGCTAATACAGGATGTGTTGCACCTGATGCACCTTTAAATGGTTCTGTTTTACTCTCGTATTTAAATCCTAATAAATCTAATCCTGATGTATAAGATTTTTCCCAATCGCTTCTTGAAGATTTATATTCTTGATAATTTTCGGTTAGCTCTGCTCCTATTGGAGATAAAATATTGTCTGGTAATAATTCTGCTAAATTAGAAAAATGATCTTCACCTTGTCCTGGGTTAACTTGTGAGGGATCAAAATTTATATCAACACTTCCATCTTCGTTCTCTTGAACGTCAACAGGTGCTTGTGGGTCTTTTTGTGTTTCTTCTACCTCAACCTGTAACTCTTCGGGGTTAGGTATATTTATAGTTTGCTCAACGTTTGGAAGAGCCTTGTCCATATCTGCCATTATTTTTCTCCAATCGTACTGTTTTAACCTTTTTATTAGTTATATTCAACCCTTTAGAATTAGGTCCTCTTTTTGGTGGTATGGTTTTTGTTAATTTAATCATCTAAAAAATCTGTTGGGTCCATATCTTTATAAGGATCATTTATATCAGCTCTGTAACTAAATTCCTTAGATGAACCTGAGCCAGCTAAATTTTTGCCTTCCTCAGTTTCCATTTTATAGCCTGCTTCATCTACTCTTCTTTGACCTGTTGTATATTTAACTTCCCCTGTGCCTTTAGCAAATCCTTCTAATTGATTAGAACTGCCTCCTAATAATTCATCTACATTGTCAACAGTAACTCCGTCTATATCATAATCGTCTGGACTAACCATTCTATACTCAGTATCTGTTGCTACAAACTCTCCTTTAGTCTTAACAGCTTTACCTGTAGCCTCATCTATAACTTCCATTTTTGGTGGTTCATACTGTATAAAATAGTCTTCATTGTAATCGTTTTTACCTTCTACACTAATCGTACCATCGCTTTTTTTTATCATTTTAACATCAGGTAAATCTTTGGTTGTATACTCCATAAGATCTTGATCTATTTTTTTACCAATACCTTTTGCTATAAATTTTTCTACAAGACTTGGAAACCATTCAGGCATAGTTGTTGTAGTATTAGAAAGAACTTTTATTCCCGTAGCTGCTTTCTCGCCTAGTTTAAAATATTTTCCAAAGATAGGAAGAGTTGCAAGTCCACCTACAACTTTCATAAATTTTCTTCTGTCTTTATTAGACGGTCCACCTTTATCAAAACCCATACGTCCGCCATACATAGCGCCTTCTCTGCCCATATCTTCTATTTGCATTTGTTCTTCTGCAGTTAAAGGATCTGATATACGAGAATCCATAAATGTTTCATATGCTTCTGGATCTTCTTCTTTTAATCTTTGTAACTCTTTTAATTGATTATAAAACTCTTGTCCTTGACCGGCTACAGTTAATGCGGCACCAACTGGTGTAAATGCACGTCCAACTTTACCTAAACCTAAAATTCCTTTCATAACACCTGGAGCTGCTTTAGATGCTATACTTGGAAATAATAATTCTGCTCCAACCATAGGGTCAACAACTGCATCTGTTAAACTTTGTCCTTTTGCGATATTTCCACGAACAGTATCTGCAGCAAACAAAGCCGCAGCCGCAGGTGTACCAATAACTTCTGCCGCTTTTGATAAAGTTTTACCTATACCTAAATTTAATCCTTTTTTATTTCCACCAGGTAAATCTTTTAGCTGACCATCTGGTTGCATGCCTGGTTTAAATTCAAGGGTTGGACCTGAAGATCCTTTAATTTTAGATGCCATTTGTTCTACAAGTTTTTTTTGATCTTCGGGTGAAGCGTTTCTAAAATCTACTTTATTTAATGGGTCGTCAGATAATCCTGCCATAGTTTGTGAAAGGTCTGCCCCTTTTAATTTTTTAGTAAGATTGCCTTTTTCATCTATGTCAACATTTTCATATCCGTAAAATCCTTTTTGTTTTGGTGTTAATTTAAGGTTTGTTTTTGTGACAGGCTTATTAGTTCTAGGACTAGTGCTAGTTACCGTAGGAACGTTTTTTCCTTTTATTAATATTTTTTGAATAGCTTGAATTTCTTCTATTCTTCTTTTGTTTTTAAGAGGTTCTTTTAAAAGTTTTTCTTTTTCAATGTCCAAGTTTTGTAATGTAGATTCTGCTTCACTAAACAATGTTCTACCTTCTTTATCCGACATTAATTTTTCGGCAGTTTCTCCTAATCTTTTTGGATAAGGATGTTGAATAACAGATTTTACTTTACCTTTTTCATCTCTGCCTACTATTTGTTTAGCTTTGTCCTTAAGATAATTTGGATCAATATCTCTTCTTAGTTTTGCTTTTTTTGCAGCTTCTTTGGCATTAACCTTTTTACCAGAACGTGGAGCTGTATACCCTGCTTCTTGCAAGGCTCTCATTTCTCTATTTGTAATAACATTACCGTTTGGTGCAGCTAAATCTCTAAAAGCCGTATCCTCATAAAGCAATGAGCCGTCTGGTTTTTTTTGCCATATTCTTTCATTAAGTATTTCAAGGTAGTCAGGATCGTTTAAGGAGTTGCCTGATATTTTTGTAAATTGATTTTGTGGAAATTTAACTTTTGTACCATTGGCAAATCCAACTCTACCGCCAGCACTCATACCTGGTCTAGTTAGATAAGACATAACTTCATTTTGTTCGTGAATTTTCATTATATTTTTAATACACCGGCTAAACCACCGTCTGCAAAAGGATCTGCATCGTCAGATTTTGTAATAATATCGTCAAGCATATCTAAAATTGATTTAGATTTATCTTCAGATAAATTTTTATACATACCTTCTCTTTTAATAACCTTAACTGCTTCTTCCGAAGCTTGGGTTGCATCAAAATCTAAAAATTTTGACAACCTATTATCTTTAAATTTTTTTGTTAAATTTTGTGCTGCTTCATATGCATCTTCCGATGCTGTAAACTCATCTAAAGATGTAATACCCTCACCGTCAAATTGTTTGGTAACAGGAACAGAATCTCTACCGCCTTCAGGAAATTTAATAACATTATCTTTTACTTGTTTTGAATCTGATTTCTTAGCTAGTTGAAGTAGTTCATTAAAATTTGGTTGTCTACCAAATTGTTTTACAAACTGTTTTATTAAAAATTGTATCATAGTTTACCAGTAGTAGTTATATTTTTTGGGAGGTTGCTTTTCTTCCTCGTAGTCTTCAGGGTGAGTAACTAAACCGCCCTGTCTAAAGCGCATAACAGCTTGAGTCATAGAATCAACTAAGTCATCATGGTCACCATACGGAAAAGCGGCACATTCTTCAATGACCTCTTCTGCAAATTTTTCCTCTGGTGCCCATATCATACCACTTTCAAATAAAGGTGCAACAGAATTAACTCTGGTATGCTTATCGTTTCCTTTTGACGGTGTGAAGTTGACTACAGGTATTCCCATAGCTCTAAGCTCATAGGTAAGTGGTAGTCCAGAAGCTTTAGCCTCAATCAAAACAGTTTCTGGTTGCCAGTAATCATATTGCTCTTTTGCAACTCTTCTTAGTTCTGGAAACTCTAATCTTTCTTTCATAGAGTCTAATAGTATTAAATTATATGGTGAGTCTTCGTTTTCTTGAAACACACCCCACGTTGTAATAGCAGAGTAATCGGCAGTTTCTTTTTTCATAAATGCGGTGTCATATGATTGTATGATATGTTTTAATGGAGGTAAAGAATCCTTAGTCCATTTCTTCCACCACTCACGTTTTATAATTGCACCTTCCTCACTAGTTGGGTTTTGCATCCATTGTGCATTCCATTTAGAAACTGATAGTGAAGCCTTAACTGCTTCTAATTCTTTTAACTTCCAATATCCTGGCCACACTGGTTTCTTACTTGGAAGTATTGCTGGAAATTCTATGAGCTCCCATTTATCTGAGTTAGCTGTTTTTTGTGAATTAAGTAACATTCCTGTTAAATCTTTTGTATTCCATCTGGTCATTACACAAACGATTGCACCGCCTGGCTGTAATCTTTGACGTGGTCCTGATGTATACCATTCGTAGGCTCTCTCAAGAGCAGTTAAGTTCATAGCGTCTTGCTCAGAATGCGGATCATCTATAATTAATAAATCTGCACCCCGACCTGTAATTGCTCCACCGACACCTGATGCAAAATACTCGCCTCCTTGTGCAGTTTCCCAGCGACCTGCTGCTTGTGAATCTTCTCTAAGTCTAGTTGGAAATACTGATTTGTATTCTTCCGAGTCCATTAATGTTTTTGCCTTACGCCCGAACCTTATGGCTAGTTCTCCGGTGTGGGTTGTTTGAATAATTTTTAGTTTTGGATTTCTCCCGATCATCCAGGCAGGGAGCAGGGAACTGGCGAACTCAGACTTAGTATGTCTTGGCGGCATGTTTACAATAAGTCTTTTTATTTTGCCAGTAGACAAATCATTAAATTTTTTTGCAATAATTTTGTGGTGGTATCCTTCAATAAATTCTGGCCAAATGTGTTTTACAAATGTAAGAAAGTCAGATTTTATTTTTAGTATTTTCTTTTTCTCTTCTAATTGTAAAAACGTTCTCATAAAGTCTTTACGTACATCAGCTGGAAGTTTCTTTATTTTTTCTAGATCTATATCCATAGAATTTTATCCATCACATTCATTTCGGTTTTTACTTCTATAATAAGGATTATTTCCATCTTTAGTTTTTTGAATTATTTTTGATATTTTTTTAAAAAAATTATGTGGCAGTTGTTTTTTTCTATCTAAGTTTTCTTTAAAACAGTGGTAGTAAACAAGATCAAACATAATGCCAAAAAAAGAATACGAATCATATGATCTACTTTTTGCCTCTAACCTATACCAGTCATCTGCAGCTCTATCTAATGCAATCATTAAATTACGTACTATATTAAGTTCTTGGTCTAATAATTTGGTTTCTTTTTTAAAATTTTTTATTTTATTTATTTTTTCGATGTTTGTTTCCATATATTTTTTGCAAAATTTTTTTTAGGTTGATTTTGGAACCCATAATGATTTTACAAGCTAAAACTCTCCAAATCAAGCAATAAAGGGTAAGCTGTGGGACCCCTTATATATACATATAAATTAAATTATGTTGCCTGTTACTATTTTGGAATGGGTGTGGTACCTCTATTGAGGGACCGGCGCCCCGCAGGGGCGCACAACCTGTGGTTGTGCACGTTATGTTGTTAGTCTAGTAGTGTCATGTATGCTGATACATTTAACCTGCTAAACTTATCTAATTTCTTTTGCATTGTATCGTAGTCCGCTCCATCTTCTGCTATCTTGATGTCTATGTATAGTTTATGTTCCTGCTTAGTTAACATTGCTGATTGACCTGAGTAAGGGTTAGTTGTTTTTATTAGTTGAGCCATTCTTAATCCTTTGTTTTAGTTTATATAACTTACGATCATAATAGATCTCCATGTTTACTGCTATAACAAATAGTACAAAGCCACTCAGTAAAAATGCTATGCCTATGTATAGTAATGTATTGTACATTGTGTATCCTTTCGTTGTTGATAGGACTATCCTACATTAGTAGGATAGTCTAGTCAAGTGTTTAATTAAATACAGGCACAGGAATTAATTTTATTCTACCTGTATTAAGGTTTGTCATTACTGATAAACCTCTTTCCTCCATGTCGTACCAGCCCTGCTCTTTAAGGTACTTATATAAGTTCTTGCAAGTCTTAGGTGCTTTGCTGTCATCTAGAAAAGCTAGGACAGCTTTTGCATATG